GACGTACGCTGTGAGATCGACGTAAGTGTCTGTCTTTGCAGTTTCCATGCTTCTTGCGACTTTGACCAATGCCATACACATCGCCACCTGATAATCTGTAACTGGCATTTCGAGGTATGAGCTCCAGAGTGCGGCTGTTCGCTGCATATTGTCTTGAGGGTGTCCGTAATCAAGTCCTCTGTCCTGGATAGTAGCTCGCGCTTCGTTGAGGTAGTCACGGGCGTTCATCGATTGACCTGATGCTGCTGCATTTGACGTGTCAGGCGGCGATAAGACTGGCGTGCTTGCTTTAGCCCGTTTTCATGCCCCTTCATGTAGCCAAACAAGAATCCGGGTAGAGCGCCCACTAGCATCGAGAAGATAACAATGTGATCGTGGTTCATTATCGCCACGTCACAGTTGCATAGGTTGATGTGATAATCCATTGTTCCATGACTGAATCAAAAAGAACTGTGTAGTCCTCGTTCATGCCTTTAAGTAATGCCTTGGCTAAAACAACGTCTGAATAACGCTCGAACCAATACGCAACCTTGTGGCTGTAGTTAATGTCGCCATCTGTAAAGCGACCTTCTTGAGCTTCCCAGTCTGATCCATGGAATAGCATTGATACTTCTGTCAGTCTTTCGAAGTCTTGCTCTACTTCTGAAATTGTAGAAAACATTTGAGCCCTTTCTGTAGTACAAATTTTGCCTACAGGAAAAGATTACATCAGGACTAGCCGACACCAACCATGTTTAGGTAACGAAACGATAACGATTTCATCGACTGTCTCATCGCCAAAGTCCGGTCTAGCGAACCCTTCCATAGACCTTGCCTTGGACTATAAAAGTCCCATTCTTCTCAATGTTAATAATGTCCACCTGGACGCTTGAGCCATGGACGTACATGATGGCAAAGGCTTGCTGCCAATTAGCCGTTCCCTTGGTGTATCTAGCCTGTTTGAAGTCCATGAGATTACCTACCTCAACTCCATGTAGAACACGCCCTAAACGCCCTCCAGAGGCTTCTGTGAAGGCGCTACGCCCTGCCCTATGGGTATGACCAGAGATAACGTTCTTGCCATGCCTACGGGCTGCTTCAAGGGCTGACAGACCGCCCTGTTGCTTGATAGGTGTGTGGTCTCCATGTACTGCAATCCAGCCGGGAGCAATCGGCATTGGGTTCTTATGAAAAGTTATGCCTAGTTCATCGAACTTCATAAATTTCTCAAAGCGCAGCTCTGGCAAGGATAGAAACGATGGAATCTTGCGCATGATGACGTTGTAGAGCCGGTCTGTGTGATTAGATCGTATGCAGTCTGTGACGCCTAGTTCCCATAGAAGCTCTACGCATCGGTCTCGGTCATCGCCCAGGCTCTGTGAGTATTCCTCGGGCGTACCCTGCGACCACTTGCTTATGGTCTGGAAGTCAATCTCGTCGCCTATCGTGACTGTCTGGTCTGGCTTAAAAGTGCCTAGGAACTTGGCAATATTACGAACTACATGCACGTCCTCGAAAGGCACTTGCAAGTCCGAGAGTATTACGATTCTCTTAATCGTCGTCCTCATCATCATAGGGAATGTTGTCTATGCGATTGGGAAGGCTAGGCAGAATCCAGTCAGGATAGATATCCTTATCCACAATCAAGCCCATTGCTATGTCAGACCTAAAGCCAGCACGAATCAATGCTCTGTACATTTCATGCAGGGATATTGCCCACGCATCTAGAGCGTTGTAGGTGTCTAGGTCTATGACCTTTTTCTTAGCCATAGTATAAGTGTTACTTACCTAACAGTTCAATGATTGTATCGACACGCGCTTCTAGTCGATTAACCTGATCCTTTATAGATGAGCCGCCGTTAGGTCGTAACTCTGACAAGTAATGCTTAATCATAAACTGGACATAAGCTGCAACGCCGCCAAGGATTGAGATGATAGCGACTGATAATGCCGCGTAGTCCTGTGCGGTCATCGTTTAGGTGTTGCGTATCCAAATACGCCAGCTACGACTGAACCAAGGATTGCACGATAGTCAAGTGAGAAGTTAGAGGTAGTTCCCCATACTGCTAGGAACGCTCCGATTGAGATAATTGCTGGGTGCTTCATGTTCATGCTGTGCCGCCTATCATTGGGATATTAAAGAACGAGCCATCTGCATCGCCCTTCTTAGTGAAAGAGATATGGCAATGATGGTTATGCGCGTTAATTCCAGAATACTTTCTGAAACGCCACCCCATGCGAGGCGATGCAATTTTTCCTGCGAAGATAAGGTACGCAATACGTTTGCTTGGGTCAGACTTTGCAAAGAGTCGTATCTGATCCGCAAGGTCAGGCATGAGGTCAGGCTTTGCCTTTCCAGATAAATCCCTGTCAATATCAATCGCTCTGACGATACCTGCTGCATCAGGATTGTGGTCAGAAGGACGTGCTGAATGACGAGTGTCGCCAATCCAGCCGTCCGAGGTTCTATCTCTATCCGGGTAAGTATCATCCACTTGCAGTCTAAGCTGTTGGGCGGCTTTGCAGAGCTTCGGCGTCACAATCAGCACACTCCCATCGTTTCTTATCATTTAATAATAAAGTGTTATGTTTGCAAGGAGCAGGAGCAATGAAGGCATCATCTATTGGATTGTAAGAATATCCAGCCCCTGCAAAGTTGAATCTAATTTTAGAATTGTATGAAGTCTTAATCCATGTGCCACCAAGATTATCGATTAGCCATTTGTAACCTTCATCTCCTGCTGGGTCGTTATTATCACCAACTAATACTCTAATAACTTTATTGTCAGAATCTAATTCAGCCCAGTTACTCATGCTGCGTACCTCACAATAATGATTCCTGAACCGCCGTTTGCGCCGTTGTAAATCCCACTCGTGCCAGAAGCGCCACCACCGCCGCCGCCTGTATTAGCGAGACCGTCAACAGCATTTTGAACATTGTTTGTGCCGGCAGTTCCACCACCGCCGTTTGCGCCTGTTCCAGGGGTTCCAGCATCATATACACCACCACCGCCGCCGCCTGCAAAATAATAAGTACCAGATACATTTTGACCATAGCCTGTTGCTGTTCCCCATGATGAATAGGTACTTGAACCACCACCGCCTGAACCGCCGGCGCTGCCTGTTCCAGAATACCCTGCTGCTGCTGCACCACCACCGCCGCCTGCGCCGTAATTGTTGGCAGAAGTAGAGTTAGCACCACCAGAATTACCTTGACCTGAAGTAGCGCTACCGCCAGAGTAAGAAGCACTAGTACCACCTCGTGCACCGCCGCCTGAACCGCCTGAACCACCGGCTCCGTTGTAAGAACCAAAGCCACCGCCTACTGCGGAAGTTAGTGATCCGAATGTTGAATTACTGCCTTGAGTAGCTTGAATTACATTAGAAGTTCCTTTAGTTCCACCTGAACCAACTGTGCATGTGTAATTATTTGCAGTCAAAGATTGTGATGAATAGTAAGCAAGTCCGCCTGAACCACCGCCGCCGCCGTAACTACCACCACCACCCCCTCCGCCTGCGATAACTAAGATGTCGGCTGTTAATGTTCCACCAGTTACGCCTAAAGTGCCATTGCTGCTAAACACTCTATAGTTAAATCCACCTGATGTAAATAAAGTGCCGCCTGTTACTGCCAAGGCTGGAGTAGTTGGACTAATTAGCCCTGCTGTGATGCAACCAATCATTACCCAATTGCTCCTGCGACATACCAAACATTTACCGCGGTTTGAATGCAAACTGCTGTTTTGTATTGAGCCAAGGTAGGAGAAGCCGCTACTGCACCGGCTGAAAGAACTGTGGTTGTGCCAGAGGTGACTGCGCTGATTGTGACTGTTCCTGCACCTTTGTTAAGGATTGTGATTGCTGTGCCTACTGGGAAGGCTACTGAGGCATTGGTAGGAATCTTAAAGGCTACCGCTGTTGCTTTGTTCATAGGCACTAAAGTCTGGTATTGGTCAGTTAATACTGCTGTGTAATCCGCTGTCTGGTCTGATCCAACAGTAAAAGTAATAAGCCCGTTGAACATTGCCGCTGTGAGGATATCTCCCGTTGCGCTTGGAAAGCCTGTTGCCATTTATATCTCCTAGTAAGTCATTGCAGACGCGCCAATTATACCGCGTTCTGCGCTGCCGATGATGAATCCATCGACGATGGGCTCAAGTGTTGTAACTGTTACCTGCATTGCATTTGGACTAATTTCCCATTTAAGCCCCTGCACCTGCAAGGTCTTGACAATGGTTGAATTGTCCGGTTGGACGTTTGAGATTCTGACGTTGGTGAAATACTCCAAGCCAATCATTGTGTCTGTCGGGACT